TCCACAATTACAAATGCGTCTAAGAAAGTTCTACCTCTCATAAATGCTACCGGCACAATTTCAACTTGTCCGTTGGTTAATATCTCATCTATTTTTTCTCTGTTATAAAGTAGATAGAAGTTCGAATAGATTGGTTGCATCCAAGGTTCCATCTTTTCTCTAAGGTCTCCTGGTAAGAATCCAATTTCTTCTTTACTTACTGTCGGTCTTGTAATAATAATTTTACTAACCGTTTTTTTAAATAACATATCTAATGCAATTTGACAAGCTAAAAGTGTTTTACCACTTCCCGCTTTACCACTTAGGATTGTGATTGCGTTATTTAAAATTTTATCTTTTGCCTCTTTTTGTTCTTCATTCAATTGAATTTGAAACTTAATAGGTCCTTTTTCTTTTTGCTTTTCTTCTTTAATTTTCTCTGTCAATTCTTTATGTTTTGTTGATTGGTTTTCTGCCATAACGTTTCTAATTGAGTATTATCTTTTATATGGTTTGGTTCATACGGACAATGGCGGCACTTATTACCACAGCAATAACCTCTTGCCATATGATACTCTGGAGTAAAAACCACCTTACCTTGTTCCAAATAGTATAACTTTTCATTTTCTTTTTTTAATTTCATCTGTTTGTCCTAATAGGATGGTATATCCCATTAATAATGTTTTGAACTACGCTATCATGTACCATTTACTTAACCTCACACGCACCACCAGCACAAGCTAACTCACCACTTAAATCAGTCATATCTTCGGTTTCAATAACTTTGGATAAATCAACATCGCTTAGTGTTTTAAGTAATTCTTCATATCTTTCTTTAGTACAATCTTCAAATGGTGCTTGAATGTAAGTTCCACCATCGTAAGGCAATACTGAAAGTCCATTATAGAACTCTTTGTTTTCCCACATCCATTCTCCAACTGCTTTCCACTCATGCTCTCTAATAGATATAGTTGCTGATACATTATGAGAATTATTTCCGTTTCTATGACCCGGTTTAATCCACTCGCCATGTACTTTCTTAACTCTCTCTAATAATTGAATTGGAGATTCGGTTCTAAAAATTGCATTATCAGGTGCTTTTTGTGGAATACCAATTACTGCAGTATCATGTGGTCTGAAATATTCATCTTCAATTAATTCAGGATGATTAATTAATAAGTGAGAATACATTGATTCATTCTTACCAACTCTTACTCTACGAATATAGTAATCATTATGCCAAGCGTGAATACCACTACTTGTTCCTAATGTTAATGATGTAGTTCCTGCGGGTTTAACCGTTGTTGTTCTTGCTGAAACATTTATTTTTAATATTTCTGCTACCCTTCTATTTTCTGTCTTAACCACTTTTGCAGATTCTTTCATATCTAATTTCAAAACTGCACCACTACCAATACCAGTCATAGATACACCAATAAGTGCATCCTTTTCAGTTGTTCTTTGCCAAATTGGGCGAAGGTAATGGAAATCAGTATAACCTGCTTGCAATGTTCCGATGAATGATGCTGCTTTTACTCTTGCATTCAAATCGTCTTGGTCTACTACATCACTCACATTCACCTCACATAAATTACAGAATTGGAAAGGTCTTAATGCAATCTCACAACATGGATTAGTTCCCCAATCTTTGTCGTTTGATAAGTAGATACCAGGTTCACCTGCTCCACTTGCTTCAATTCTTTTCCAAAGTTCTAAGAAATATTCTTTTGTAATTTTATGTCTCATTAAAACTGCTGAATTATTTGCTCTACCTCTTTGTGGATTTGTTTCCCACCATGCACCACTCTTACAACTAATCATTTGTTCGTCACTTGCAGAGAACAAACAAATTAATGCTGCTCTACGAATACCACCTGCTAATACTGCATCAGCAATATGACAAACAATATCATGTACTTCAATTGGATTTAATTTATCACCATCTTTTTTAGCATCAAAAATACCGTCAATCTTAATTAAGCATTCTTTTAGGGGTTGAGGACCTGGTGCTTTACCACCACTTGTAATTAATCGTGCACCCTTAGCTCTAATATCTCTAAAATCAAATACTGGCTTTGAACCACCGAAGAAATATGATTTTACTAATACTGAAATTGAATCTGCCCATCCTTCAATAGAATCTCCAATAAGGAATCTTCGTGTCTTATCTGCATTTGGTTTTCTAATTTCAGGTAATGCATCAACATGATGTGATTGTACTGAATATCCTACACCGGTTCCACCTAAAAGTAAGAACATAATTTCAGAAAATACTCTCCAATCATCAATCGGCGCGAATGCACAATTGTAAATTCTATTTGGACTAATTTCAATTGGTTTACCTGCGAACTGCATTGAACGCATTGAAGGTAAAACTTTCTTATCATACACAAACTTATAGTTCTCTCTGATTTCTGCTTCTAAATTTGGATATGTTTTTATATGCATATCCATATTTCTAGTAACCAACTCCTGCCACGTCTCTCTTCTTTTTAATTCTGGTTTGTATTTTGCGTACTTCATGTACACCGTAATTTCTGATAGGATTCTTGTTGAAATGTCCATTGTTTTTTTGTATTTTTTGTAAGATTAATAAATAAAACTTTTTTCGATAAAAGTATGAAATGTACCAATAACTATTAGTATATTCATATATAGATACGACTTTTGAAAGAAAAAAACACACTTTTGATAAGTTTTTTTTTCCACAAGTTATATACTTATTAACCCATATTTTCTATATATTTTTTATGTAAAAGTTTCTTTTCTAAGTTCCCACCATTGTTAGATTCTTTTTGTGTCATCACACCATCTGCCGATAATGGTTCAAATACATCTATTAATCCAATCATAGTATCCATTTTTGCTGGAAATGTTAAACCATCTGCTCCAAATCTATTTTTCATAACGTGGAATCGTGCAGTATTACTTAACTTATCTTTTGCTTTTCTACTTACACTCATAATGAAATCCGATGTCATTACTTTTGCATAAGAATCTGCAATCGAATCGGCTTGTATAACTTCAAAATCAATTGCTGAACGATTGGTTTGTGATGCTGTCCAAATTGGAACACCTAACTCACCACTTAAACCTCTGATTTCTTCGTACACTCCACCTAATTCTGCATAGGTACTATCTCGTTTGTTTACGGGCTTTAATAAATCTGCATAATCAATAATAATTAAATCCGGTTTAAATCCGAATCCTTTGTACTTATCTAAATGTGCTTTAATTGTTTTTGTACTTGCTCCTCTAGGTGGATAATACTTAACCATCAAATTTGCTTTGTGGTTTTTAAGTTTAGCTACTACTTCTTCTTTTCTATCTTTCAATTCGTTAGATGGAATACCCGTCATAATAGTATCGTATCTAGTACCTGCATAGATTTCTGATAATTCTAATGTATAATGCATTACATTGTAACCTTGCCTTACGGCATCGGCTGCTATCTTACATAATACCCAAGTCTTACCAACTCCACTCGGTGCTACGATTACTCCTAATTCACCTGGTCCTAATCCTCCATCCATTAAATCATTGATAGGTTTCCATCCCGTAGGTACTGAATTTCTTTTTGTTTCTTCCATCCTCATCGCAATATCCTTATAGTAATCATGACCTAAATTGTTTTCCATTCCCGCTTTTAATGCGTTTTGAACTACAACTCCTATCTCATCCCAACTCTTTTCGGATTTGATTAGGTCTACTGATTGAAATATTGCGGCTTTTAACTTCTGAAACTTTGAGAACTTAATGAATTCTGTTTTAACAAAATCCATATCTTCACTACCGAATACATCATAGATTTGTTTTATCCTTTCTATGATTTGTTTTTTTTGAGTATCAGTTCCCAATGATGCCAACTTAACTTTGAATACGTCTAATGTTGGTGCGGCGAATTGTTTTGCTTGATAATCTAATATCGATTCTACAATCCACTTATCTTGCTCACTCTCAAAATAATCTTTGTTTGTAATTTCAGAAACTTGATTAAGAAAAGGTAAATCTGATAATAATGCAGCTATCACTTTAGATTGGTATGATTCACCAAATTTTTCTAATGTATCTACTGCGTTCATTATTTACTCTCTTTTTCTTTTGTTTCTTTCTTAGGATTTTTATATTCTTTCCACTCCGATTTAGGAATAAATTTCCATTCACTCGTTGCGTTGTAAGCATCTTTATCACTTACTCTAATAATGTTTCCGGTTTTGTTGCTTTTAAGACACTTCATAGGTTGTTTCCTCCGTGTTTGTTTTTAATTGTTATTTATGTAATTTTGCGAAAGTAGTTTGAATCCAGCTATTAACATCACCAAATGAATTAATAACTTTCATTCCCATTGCTTTCTTTATGAATCCTAATTTATCCAATTTTGCTGAATTATCCAAATATTTTTGGTTAATTGTTAGCTTTTTGTTTGTTGGAATTTCCGGATCGAATAATTGCATCAACTTATAGTTTCTTTCAACTAACTTTTTTTGATTTAATATCTTTTCGTAGATTCCGTTTTGTGCTTTTCGTTCTTCACACAATTCAAACATCGCATCAATTGTAATTTCTTTCGAATCAACAATCTCAGGAAACCGCTTAATGATAGTTTTAAGACCACAACCAGCAATACCATCAATGTTATCGGACTTATCACCATCAAGAGTGCGATAGACCATAAAATTTGCAGGATGTACACCATACTCAGTAATAACCAATTCTTTATCATATAACTTCTTTTTAGTCGGAGAATATACTTTAACTTTATCATTTACTAATTGTAAGAAGTCTTTATCTGCACTCATTATGACCGCACTTTCTTCCTCTTTTAATAATTGTGAGGCAATATAGCCCATAACATCATCTGCTTCGATGCTATCGTATAACATTATTTCCACAGGTAGATACTCTAGTAGTTCGATTAAACCAATCATTTGTCGTTTCATAGATACACCTTCTTCTTCTTTGTTCATCAAATCTGCGTAGGCTCTATTCACTCTAAAACGATTGTTACCTCTATTCTCTTTGTAACCACTATATAAATCCTTTCTACTTTTAGAACCACCCTTACCATCGAATACAATTATACAACGAGTTGCATTATATTCTCTGATAGCATAACCGATACCTTTTAATGTACCTACTATACCACCAATGTGGTCACCATTATCATCCATTGTAGGATTTACTGTCCAGCTTCGTATAAAAGTATTAAGACCATCAACAATTAATACTTTTTCTTTTCCTAATTGCTGATAGTCTTTTTCTACTTCGTTTAGTAACTTTTTATATGTTTCGTTCATAAACCTTTATTTGTTTGTAACCTTATTCAGTATCGATATCCGGTTCAGGCTCTTGCCCTCCGTTATCATATGTAATTTCATCCGGATCGATTCCTTCTTTTTTATATTGTAAGATTGTTGCTTCACAAATCTTTCTATAAATTTGGTCTCTTAACTCATCCTTAACTCCCATCATCTGAATAAAATCTTTAGATTGAAATTTAATAACTTCACCGGTATCAGTGTCAATGTATTCGTACCATGCACCGCCTTGCTTAACTAATTTATTATCTTTCATCACCTTTAACCATCCACCAAAATTATCAATACCTCTATCAAAGAATATATCGAAATCTGCTGAACGTAATGGCGGTCCTAATCTATTCTTAATAACCTGTGCTCTTACTTTGATACCAATAATTCTCTCACCTGCTTTAATCTGCCCCATATTCTTTAAACGAATACGAACCGAAGCGTGGAATGCTAATGCTTTACCACCCGATGTAGTCCAAGGGTCACCAAACATCACACCTAATTTCTGCCTAAGTTGATTAGTAAATACAACGGAGATTTTTTGTCTACCAATTACATTTGTAATCTTTCTCATTGCTTTTGAAATGATAATTGCCTTATCAGTTGCGTAACCATCTTTATCATAATCAGCATCCATCTCCTTTTTAGTTGATGCCGCTGCTACTGAATCGACTACGATTGTAACTAATCTATCCTTATCACCTTTACGAACTTGCTCAATGATTGTATCAATTGTTTCAAAAATATCCTCAACTGTGTCTACTGAAACGTATAATAGTTTGGAAACATCTACTCCAATTGCATCAAAGAACTCTCTACTTACCGCAGTTTCAGTATCAATTAATACTGCTACCCCACCTTGTCTTTGCGTTTCCGCTAACACGTGTGCTGCTAAAAGCGATTTACCACTTTGTTCTAAACCGGTGATTTCGGTAATTCTTCCTACGGGTAATCCCCCATAAGGTCTGTTCGAAATTGCTACGTCTAACATCGCTGTTCCAGTGGAAACCCAACCTGGTACATTGGTTGGGGCTCCATCGGAATCATCATCCAAGAAGAAAGCTACCTTTTGGTCTTTCCACTTTTTGTTAAGACTATCGGCAATTTGATTTGCTAAGTCTACTTTTGCCATAAAAATTATGAATTAAATAAATCATCAAATGCTGCTGCCACATCTACTTTAGGTGCTGGTGCTGCTGTCTCATCATCCCAAGGTAAATCATTTGGTAATGAACCAATACCTACACCTGGAATTTCAGTCAATTGTTCTTCAACTTTCTTTGGTTGAGGAGCTAATGTTTGTTGAGTTACGGAAGGAGTTGGATTTTCTTCTTCAACTGCCGCCGTTGGATTCAACCAATTCTCTAACACAGTCTTTAATTCTGCATAAGATAATTCTGAATAGATGTCTGTAATATCAGTTTGCTCATCTAACAATTTAGCCGCAGTTGCCGGAGTATCATGTAATAACGATACATTTGGTTTTACTCTAATTCGAGTTTCAGGATATGTTTTACCTGCTTCCTCTACTATTTCAATAACAATATCTCTACCATTTGTTTCATCGGTAATATCGCCGTAATCAGGATCAGCTACGATAGCTAAAATCTCTTGATAAACAGTTTTACCAAATCCCCAAAATTTAACACCTTCGTTTTCTTGACCTCTGATTACCACAGGTGCGAAAGTTCTTAATTTAGGCTCCATTTTCTTACCCGCTTTCCAATTCTCAGTATCACCTAATTTCTTAAGTTTTTCTGCGAACTCTAAAATTGGGTCAGGTCTTCCAAAGGAAGCTGGACTCAAATAAGTTTTGTTGTTAATGTTGTAGTGAAATAATAATTCAATGAAAGGATTTTCCTTATTGAATTTGTAAGGTACGATACGAACTTGGTACTTTCCAGGTTTGGTTTTCCACAATGAGTCCGTTTTCTTCGAAGTGTTTTGCAACGAATTAAGACGTTGCTTGATTGCATTAATGTTCATGCTGTTTTGTTTTTAAGTTTTAAAAATTTGTTTTTAAGTTTTAAGATTATCGCGATTTAATCTCACGTATAAATATCGATTTTCTTAATTCCTATACAATAAAGATACGATAATTTATTGAAACTACCAAATTATTTAGAGAGTAATTTTATCCTTCTTTCTAGGTAAAAAACTGCTTTCTTTAAATCCTCTAGTTCCTTTGCTGGGTCCTTCTTTCCGGCCCTTGCTATGTATTTTGCTACATTGAATAGGTATGCATCTTTGTCTAATCCCCATGCTTCACATACTTTAATTACTTCATATGGGTTATCGATACCACCATAATATGCTGGTCCGTTTACTGCTTCTTTTATATCCGACATATAACTTATTTTTTTAATCCGTACTTAATCCATTTATACCAAACTCTTTCATGTAGATAATACTGAATAGGTTTATAAATCAATTCTGCTACTCCAAATGCGGCACCTACTTTAATTGAACCACTTATCAACCACATCAATAAGAATCCAATTAAGGTACTTACAATTCGATATGAGATAGTTTTTGCAATGTGTCTCTTTCTTTCTACTACCATTACTTATCTGCTTCTATGTTGTATACAATTTCATCACCATTTGTATCTATATATTTATTTCTAATTGCAGTACCACTTATTTCTTCAATATCTTTTGGTGGTTCATGATAGATAACATTATATCCAACTGCTCTACCATAGTTTACACTTTCAATATCTGGTATGATTGATAATAAAATTTTATCAAAATTGTTTGTAAAGAATGGTTCGTTTGATAATTCTTTTAAAACCTGTTGTGCGGTTTTAGGATTGTTCACATCTTGTGGAACATCTCTAATTGCCACCCAAACATTTTTACCTTTTTCTAACTGCTGATTAATTAACCATTCATGTCCTTTGTGCCACGTTTGCCATCTTCCGATGAATAATGCGTATTTTTTCATATATCCTAATATACAATTTATTTATTAAATTCCCAAATCTTTACGAAGTTTTTTGAAAGTATCTATTTCTTTTTCATTTGTAGTATCTAAATCAATATAAAATTCAGTAGGTGCTTCGTAGTTAGAAACATGGAAACTTTCTCTACCTCTTTCGTTTGAAGTATGAACATAAATTTCTATTAGGTTATCACCCATTTCTTGTTTGAATTTATCTCTTTGGTCTTTATATGGTGAAACTAATGATACCACTACGTTATAGCCTTTGTGTTGTAAGAACTTAGCCAATGTTTGTGCATTAGTTATATTCTTTCTGCGACCTTCTTCTGAATAATCTTTGTTTTGAAATACATCTCTAATATCATCACCATCAATAGTGATAACTTTATGTATTAAATGAGCTTCCAGCCAATTAGCCATAGTAGTTTTTCCACTACCAGGTTGTCCTGTAAACCAATATATCATAACTATTTATTTTGTCAAATCTATAACATCAAATACTCTAGTGTATATTTTTTTAACACCTTCGGTATTTGTAACCAATATACAATTTCTATATTTTTCCCAATCCACTTCAAACTTATTATCTAATTGTCCACCGGTTGCTTCCATAATAACATTGTTCAATGCATTAATTGTGTATAATGTATTACTTTGTTTTTTTCTATGAACCAAAATAGTTTTTATTTCTAAATTTGGTTGTGTATTTTCTACCACTACATTGTAAGTTATAAACAATTCATTTGGAATGTTTTTGTTTTGAAGAACATAGATGTAGTTATAGGCTAATGTATAATTGCTTTTAATTAATTCTAAGTGATTTTCTACATCTGTTTTTGTACTAAAAGTACAAAGTAATTGTGTCTTCATTTATTTTATTTTCCTAATCTAATGAAATAATATGTGATGAATTTGGATTATTCATTGCTAATGACATACATCCTTTTGGTCCATTTTGTACATTTGCAGTTGCTGCAATTCCTGGATCATAACTCCAACTCATTCCACATTTATTTAACAATTGATTCTTTTTGAAATTACCTTTACCATCAAATAATTCTCTACTATTTTTAAATAAAGTATATTTTAAATCTTTATTATAAATTTGCTCTACTGCTGCCCCCATTCTTGCCCATAAACTAACCATTCTTTTATATTTATCTTTTCCTTTTTTATCTAAACAATTCCCCGCTCCTTTTTTATCAACCTTACCTGCAATTAAATCACCTTGATGTTGACCTTCTTTTCTAATTTTAAATGCTTCTTCTTTAGAAATGATACCACTTTTAACTGCATCATCTATATATGATTCAATCATTTTTTCTTGTTTATCAATTTCCTTATCGTCTGGTAATTGATTTATAATATCTTCGTATTCTCCTAATTTTTTACTTTGTTCTTCTTTTGATAATTTAGTCCATCGTTTACTTGCTTCTTTTTTAGCATATTCGGTTGCTTCTTCTTCTGTTTTACCTACCTTAATTGCTGCTTTATAATCTTTATCAAATCCTTCTAATCTTGGATTTTGTTTTGCAAACCTATCTTTATTTCTAAATGCAAATGTGTAAGTATTCATCATTTCCAATGTTCTATCTTTTGTTTTAAATTTACCATCTTTACCACCAAAAAATTCAGATTGTAAAACCCTCTCAATACCACTACTTGCACCACCTTCTAAAAATTTTTCAGATACGCCGCCTGTAAATACTAAACTTTCAATAATGTTAGATACTTTACCTGTTATTTGTTCTGCTAAATCTTTTCCTTGTGTATTTTGTTTTAAAATATCTCTAGGTGCAAATACTATAATGTCTGAAATTTGAAATGTACTATCTGCTGGTAAATATGCTTCATATCCTTGTCCTAAATACGCCGAATATCGTAGTACCTCAACAAAATCAGGAACACCTTGTCTAAATGATGGACTCTTTACCATAAGTTCCATTAAATGCTCTATCTTACCAACATACTCATCTCTTAATTTTTTTTGTTGCTCCGGTGGTAATTTATCAAAATTTGGAGTTTCGTATGGAGATTTTGTATCATTATAAAATTTTAATATTTGAGCTTCTTCTGGTCTTAGTTGACCTTTATTTGCTTTTCTAAAAAAAGATTCAAATTTCTTAATACTTTTTTCTTTTACATTTTTTAAAATAGTATTTCTACCTTCGTTTGTTGTAGGCTCAGCTCCCCAATCAATCATTTTTATATTATTACCACCTTTTGAAAAATAATCAACTACACCATTGTTTTGTTCCGCTGCTATTATTAATTTATCTGCTTGTTTATTTGCTTCTTCCGCAGACATCTTCTGGTTTTTGATAAATGATTTAACCAATTCATCTCTTTTTGGTAGATTTACTTTTTCTATCTTTTGTCCATTTCCGAATTGAAATGAATTACCATCGTGTTTAATTGGAGTATCAACACTATTTGGATTAATACTCATTGCAGTAACACCTTTCTTTGGAACTGGTGGAGTTGCTGGTCCTGAACTAGAGTTCCCATCATTACTATTTCCAAAATTATTCTTTCCGTATTGAACTAATTTATCTAAGTTTTTATTACCAACTTTAACTTTAATATGTTTAGTTGCTTTTCCTGGAGGATATACAATATAAACCGCCGCATCTGTTGGATTATCTTTAACTCTCAAATAATTTGCTGAAATTTGTTTTTCTTTTGCATTTAAGTTTTGACCATTTAATGTCTTTGTTAATGCTGTTATAATTCCTACGCCATCTTTTGTAGGTATTCCTCCGGCTTTGATTATCTTAGCCAATTCTTTATTTGCTGCACTAATAGTAGCTTTTGCTAATTTAGGGTCATCAATAATTGGACCTGATTTAGTTGATTTTTGTTGTGGTGCTACTTTAGAATTTGGTTTTTCTTGTGGTTTTTGCTTAGCATAGTATTGTGGTTCTTCCGGATTAGGGTCATCAATCATATCCACATTTTTTTCACTATAACCAGCCCCTTTTAACATTGCAGCTGCTGCGTGATATGCCGACCTTGCTCCACTACCTTTTTGGTCTTTATAATTTAATGCTGATGCTACGGTTACATCTCTACCTGTATCTGCATTTTTTACTTTCTTTTTTAAAATTGCTGCTAACTTAGGGTCAGTACCATCTTTCTTGGGTGCTTCTAATGTAAATTTCTTTGGTGATAAACTTATAGCTTCCATTAATTCAATATCTGTAAATGTTTCTGCACCGAATTGTTCTAATACTGAACGTAAGTGTTCTAATTGTTCTTTGTTATCAAAGTTTGGAATTGGATATGTAACACAAAATTCTGTTAAAACATCATCAATAATTTCACTAAGATTTTCTAAATTAAAGTTCATCATAATTTTTACCGGTGGTTGTTTTTATTTGATATCTACCATGTCCACCTTTTAATATAGGTATTATATCACTATATAAATATTGTTTTTCTGTCGGATAAACATCAAATACAAATGCATCGTAAGTATATAATATCAATTTTGTTTGTTTTCCTTCTAATTTCTCTTTTATTTTCAATATTTTTGTTATATTTCTTTCGGTTTCGTATGCCTGAATATAATAATTAAGCACTTTTGCAGGAGTTATAGGTTCTAATCTTTCAATACCAAACTGAATATGGTATGAATGTGTAAATATTGCTTTATTTTTTACAATTGTTTCAGATAATAAATCAGTAAGGTGTTGTATCTCTTTAAAATATTGAATATCTAATAACTCACTTCTAATCCCACCATATAAATTTTGGAATATTAAAAGTTTTACTTCGTTTCTATCATCAATACCGATTTGATTACCAATCCATGTGTAAAAATCTAACCCACTACCATAGAAATCTTTAATCCATTGCATTTCTTTTACATCTGCTTTTGAATTAAGTTTCATTTGATAAATAATATCCATCAATAATCTAGGATGATACGCTTCATAATCACAACTAATCAATTCACCACCTTCAAATCTACTTATAAATGCTTTTCTTTCACCGGTATCCTTTTTAAGTGCAGCATAGTTTACACCACCATATCGGTTCGATGGTCGGAGTGTAGATGTCATTAGGTTATATTGAGTATAAACCATATTATCCTTCGTTAAATGAACTGGATTGTACGTTAAAACGTAATCCCCATCTACCTTTAATCCACTACTTTCAATATAACTAAATGCCTTTGTTGCATCATCTATATATTTAATTGAATTTTTGTTTACGTTAAGTGAAAACTTAGAAACATATTGTTGTATAAGTTCTATTTGTTTAACCATTGGAATACTATCATTCAAAAATGGTTCACCTTTAAACTTTGATTTGTAAAATTGATTTAATTGATTGTCGCTCAATTCAATATCATGATAACCATACTCAATAAATTTAGCTAAATCTACATCAAATCCTTTAGTAAAATTTAATATTTGTGAAATTGATTTGTAATTAAAAATTAACTGAGGATGTTGTGTATCTAATAATTGCCCCAATGCTTCTATTTTAATTCCTAATCCATCACCATTGTTTACATTTATAACCCACTCATTGGTTTTTGATTTAATATAGATAAATGATATACGATTGTTCATCACATGCTTTTCTTCATCTGATAATCTAACGTATATTAAATTAGTGTGTTTTCTATATTCTATTAAGAAACTTTCAAAATCAAATTTATCTTCTACAAATACCATATATCCAAAGATAATACATTTTGGTTATAATACAAAATAAAAAGGAGAGTAATTAAACTCTCCTTTCGTTTGTGATTAGAAACCACCGTAATTTTTTTCATCAGATTCTGTCCAATGTTTCGCTTTTAAAGCGTGTAAATCAATTGGTTCTCGTTTCATATGCCCACCTTTGTTAAAGTTTGCACCCTTTTTTAAGTAACCCCCCAAAAAGTTCCTACGGAATCGATTTGAGGTATTTGCCTCCGAACCATGAATGTTGTGTGAATGTAACAAAACTACTTGACCCTTTCTGCAATGTCCTTCGATTTTTCTAAAGTCATGTCCTTCGGGCATAACACACGGTTTACCTCTTTCATTTCTCCAAAAAGTAGGATTGGTTTTTGTTCTTTCCTCGTCTACTTCAATTGGTAAAATTGGTAATCTATGCGAACCTTCGTAAACCCACACTGCTCCGTT